CTAGTTGATGCTGACTACGGAGACATCACAGTCTCAGGCACCGGCACAGTTATGACAATCGACGCTGGAGCAGTTACTACTTCTAAGCTTGGTGGAGACATCACAGCTCAGGGTAAGGCTCTTCTTGACGATGCTACAGCAGCAGACCAACGCACAACCCTTGGTCTAGGATCGCTTGCTACTCAGAGCGGTACGTTCTCTGGAACATCCTCTGGTACCAACACAGGTGATCAAACCTCCATTGTAGGGATCACTGGAACTATTGCTCAATTTAATACTGCTCTAACCGATGGTGACTTTGCCACAGGTGGTGGTACTGCTACTGGTACCAACACAGGTGACCAGACTATTACCCTGACAGGTGATGCTACTGGTAGTGGTACTGGTACGTTTGCTGTTACCTTGGCCAACACAGCTGTCTCGCCTGGTTCATATACATCTACTAACCTCACTGTTGACTCTAAGGGGCGCATTACTGCTGCCTCTAACGGCTCAGGCGGTGGCGGAGGTAGTGGTCTTCAGGAATTTTACACTTCTCTTACGACGGTCGCAGCAACAAGCATTTCTGGAACAGTTAATCTTATTTATATACAAGGATACTCTACTGCCTTTGATGGTGGTGGTGCTTTGTATAAACGTGTTGGCAGTGCTCCTTCTCATGCAGGCAAAGTCCAAAGTTCTGATGGTGCCTGGTGGGAAATAACAGGAGAACAGATTAATCCATTAATGTTCGGGGCAGTCGCAAACGACACAACAGATTGTGCTACTGCTTTCTCTACAGCAGCCGCTGTTGCTAGAGCAATTGGTGCGTCTATCTTTATCCCTAAAGGTAAGTATGTTGTTAACTCAACAATCAGTTTTGCTGATGATGATACCTGGGTTTTTGATGGTGCATGGATTCGCACAACAGTCAACACCGTTACAATCTTCTCTGGTGTGGGAGTTGATGACCTAAGTATACTGGGCCAACTAACTCTTCGTGGAACATTTGCCGATGGTGCAGCTATCAGCGCACCTGCAACGACAACAGAAACTGGTTTGTATCTAGAGAACTGCACACGTACCATCGTTGAGAACGTAAGAGTCTTTGACTTTAAAGGCAAGGGTTTTTACGTTCTTGGGACAACTGGCAGTTCTGTTTACAGTAACAAATCAAAATTCTCAGAAGTCTCTGCACAGAATTGTACGATAGGTATTCAAGCAGATGCGGGATCAGGTGGTGAATTTTGTACTTGGACAAATCCTCATGTAGCTGGTTGTACAACTGGTTTGTATTTCAGCGCAGGTAACCATAGTGTTATCGGTGGATTAGTAACATCAAGCACAACAGGACTTAAACTTCGTAGCGGGTCTAACCACCTTCATGGTATCTTTGAAGGCACGAGTTTCGCACACAACACAGTCAACATTGATATTCTTGATGTAACACTCGGTCATTCTTTTAACGGATGTCATATTCAATACGGAGATATTGACATCGTTAATAGCTCTCGGATCGTCTTTACTGGTGGTCGTATTGACATTGCTAATCTAGATAATACTAGTGGTGCAAGCAGCGGTCCTATTAATGTTCGTAATGTTGAAATGGCAAACGTTGCTGCAAGTTTTACTCTAACAGGAACTGCTGCTGAGGATGTTCAATTCACAAACTGTTTTGGTGCTGGTGCTACTACAAATAGTTTAAGCACGGATGGTATCAACCAATCAATCGCATATCGAACATCTAACCAAACACTAACATCAGGAACTCCGACTACTGTTCTATTGACGTCTGAGTTGTGTGATAATGGTAACTGCTATGATACTACGACAGGTAACTATGTAGTTAAGACAGCAGGTTTGCACGAGATTACTTTCAATCTTGTAGCCTCTGGTACTTCTCTTACATCATCGTCTTACTGTCTTATTGAATATGCATTAGCGGCGACACCTACTTCTTTCTCAACTTTGACAGTTGTTGATGGCGTCTTGTACAGTACAACAAAGATAACATTTGTTTGTACTTCTTTTACAAGACTCTCTGTAGGGGATGTTATACGTCTCAGAGCATCTGTAACAGGAACTTCTCCAAAGATTGGTGACGGTACTTCTACCTCCATCATGTCTATCAAATGTATTAGCTAAAGAGGAACCAATGGCTAAGCTTGTAACCAATGATCTCGTTGATATGGTCAACGAGACAGCAACTGTAAACAACATCAACAATAATTTTACTGCTGTTGAAGTCGCGATAGAGAATACATTGTCTCGTGATGGTACTTCACCTAACTCAATGGGTGCTGATCTTGATTTGAATGGTCATCGTATTCTCAATCTTCCTACTCCTACGGCCCCTAACGATGTCGTACGCTTCCAGGACTTAACACTTACGTACCTCAGCGATACGACACTCTCTCCTACCCCAGTGTTGGCTGATGCTCATAAGGTACTTAAGATCAACACAGCAGGCACAGAGTATACCTTCAGTGGCGTCCTCATTGATGCAAGCAACAACTTAACGATCCCTGCTACAAGCAACCTCACGCTTACTCGGGGCAATGTTATTCTTTCTAATGGATACGTTGATCTTACTGAGATTGTAGCGCCAGCATCCCCGGCAGCTAACGTAGGTCGGATATACGTCCGTGACAATACTACTGTAACCGATCTGTATTTCAAAGACAGCGCCGGTCTTGAGACTAAGGTAACGACTAAGTCTGCTTCTCAGGCACAGCAGGAAACAGGCACAGCAACAGATGTGTACGTAACTCCTAGCGTCCAGAAGCACAACCCAACCCACCCTAAGGCTTGGGCTAAGATTACTGGTGGAGCTACCCCGATCCTTGCAGCACACAGTGGTTTTTCTTCTGTGTCTCGCCCTGCACTTGGCCGCATCCTTCTCACTATGTCCACTGCTATGGCGACATCTGACTACGCGATCATGGTCACAGTAGAACGCGCCTCAACACTTCTTACAGTAGCTAATACCTTACAGTGCTCTGTACGTAATGCTACTCCTACTACTACCACATTCGAACTTGAATGCTACGATAACACTGCAACGACTAACCTTGCTGTCGATCCGACTGCTTGGTACGTCACGATCCTTGGAGACCAGTAAGACATGGCTAAAGCCCCCACCTATGCTGCCTTAAAAGATAAGTATGAAACGCTGTGGACTACGATGGTTATTAAATCTTCGTGGAGGTCTGCTGCGTATCGTGCTGCTAAGGCCATCTATGCTAACAAAGACAAGTATGAAGACATCTCCAAGCTGACTAACGTACCGTGGTACTTCATTGGTCTTCTCCATAAGTTGGAATGTGATCTTGACTTCACCAAGCATCTCCACAATGGAGATAGCCTGGCACGTAAGACACGTAGAGTGCCAGCAGGTCGTCCGCTTAAGGGCAACGGTCCCTTCTCCTTCAATGAAAGTGCAGTAGATGCATTGACCATGAAGGGTTTCGACAAGGTTACTGACTGGTCGTACCCTCACATCGCATTTATGTGTGAGAAGTACAACGGATGGGGCTACTACTACAAGGGTAAGAACTCTCCGTACCTGTGGTCAGGTAGCAATCATTACCTTAAGGGTAAGTTCGTTGCAGACCACAAGTACGATCCAGCAGCAGTCTCCCAGCAGGTTGGGACGATGGTAATCCTTAAAGCCTTAATGGATATTGCTGGAGAGAATGATCCACTGGACTATAAGGAAGCAGTCAAGCAGCGTCCTGACATCAAGATCACTGAACGTATGGATAACTTCCTTACATATCTTGGTCTCCCAGGTCTCATGTCTTTGACATTCCTTAAGGACGTTAAAGAGTTTGCTACTGACCACGCTGCTATGCTTATCCTTGGTATTGGTTCAGCCGTCTTTGTTGCATTCAAGTATCTTAAGTTCTTGAACCAAGATCGCGCTAAGAAGGGTCGAGTATTCAAACCAAGAAAGTCGGTGTAACATGTTTGGCTTTGATATTCCTGGTCTCTTCTCGTCTATCATAGACTTGATCCGATCTTCAATTGACTTCCTTGCTCCGCTCTTTGCTTTGATCGTAGCATTCCTTGGTTGGTACTTTAAGAAGTTTCAAGCAGCAGCTTCAGTCATAGCTTCTAATCTTATCACACTCTTTCTTATTGTCCCCCTCTTAGTTGGTTCTGGTGTTTACTCTCATTACCAGGCATCAAAGAAGTGTGAGACAAAGACTATCACTAAGCTTCGTAAGGATTACAAGTTTGTTCCTAAGAAGCAGAGTGAAGATGGTAGTAAGTTCGACTTTCTTAATCCGTTAGGATGGTGGAAGTAATGGAACTCTTACATCCAGGTATCATATCTATTGGTATGAACCTATTGACACTGGCGTATCTTATCGGTTCGTACAGTGCTCGTATTGGTCGTCTCGAAGAAGACATAGGTACGATTAACATTCACGTCAATCGATTGCTTGATCTCCATGCTGAGATGGCTACAATACAGACAGAACTCAAGAGCGTAAACCAAACACTACTTCGCTTTGAGAAGTACTTCATGGAAGGGGGTCCTAAATAACATGCGTAAAACCTTGCTTGATATGACTCAGCTTATCCTGTCTGCTATGGATAGTGATGAAGTCAACAGCATCGCTGATACTATTGAAGCGACGCAGGTTGCTAAGGTGATTGAGTCTACGTACTATGATATCATCACAGATATCCGTATGCCTGAGCACAGCACAGCCTTCCAGCTTATTGCTTCAGGTACTAGTACTAAGCCTTGTGTAATGACGGTTCCAACCAACGTTACTAAGGTAGATGAGATACGATACAACATTAAGACGACAGATGAAGACTACCCTAACTACAAGCTCCTTGAGTATGTGTCGTTCTATGACTTCATGCAGCGGACTCAGGGGTACCGTGTAGAGACACTGAACACAGGCTCTATGATCGTACCGTTTAACGGTGAAGATTATACCTTCATCTTCCGTAATAACAAGATGCCGCAGTTCTACACGACGTGTGATGATAACACCATCTTGTTCGACTCGTATGATAACACTGAAGACAGCACACTTCAAAAGATTAAGACCATGTGTCTCGGCAGTGTCTATCCTGCTTGGTCTATGACCGACACCTTCATTCCTGATATCGATCCTACTCAGTTCTCGTTACTTATTAACAGAGCTAAGACCCGAGCCTTCAAAGAACTCAAGCAGCAAGACAATGCAGAGTCAGCCGGAGAAGCTCGGAGACAGAAGATCGCAGTACAGAAGCGTAAGCGTAAGACACCAGATAAAGCAGAAGTATTTAAACAAGTCCGCTTTGGACGTAAGTAAAAGAAAGGCCGAGACCAATGGCACAGACCAACTTCGATGACTACAAGGAAGACATTGAGAAGACAGCCGCCCGTATCAGAGAACAGACCATCAACGGTAAGCTGTACAAGATACAAGCAGACGAAGATACCGGGCTATGGATGATCCTCTCACGAGGCATCCCACACTACTTGATGGAAGATCGCTTCACAGTTCCAACCTCTGCCTTCAAGGCAATTGAGATGTGGGAACGGGGTAACCCACCCAAGGTAGTGAAAGAACTCTCACCTCGTATCATCACAGAGAACCCTCTTCTCGACGAAACTAAACGAGAGAAGGTTGCTAAACGTAAAGCTAAATTAGCGGAGTAAATACTAAGAGGGCGTTAGCCCGATAGTTGTTCAATTTAAAATAAGGAATATGCTAACTATGGCTCGTCAAGCTGGTACAGTTATCCAGAACAAATTCATCAAAGGATTGATAACAGAGAACACAGCTCTCAACTTCCCAGAAGATGCTTGTACTGAAACAACGAACTGCGTCTTTGACGAGACAGGCCGCATCACACGTCGTGGAGGACTCGATCTCGAGGACGGTTATGTGTCCCTTGATCCGTCCTCCATTTCTTTAGGTCAAGCCTTCAGTGAGTTCGTATGGGATCAGGTAGCAGGCACAGGCACGGTAACGTTCCTTGTCCAGCAAGAGGGTAACCTTATCAAGTTCTTTGATTTGTCCTCAAACAGTACTGTGACAAGTTCTGGTATGGTTGGATCAATCGATCTTACCTCATTCCTTGCAACAGACACTCCTTACGTCCCGTTCAACTTTTCTTGCAGCTACGCCAAGGGTAATGGTGAGTTGATCATAGCTAATCCTGCTATTGATCCTATATATGTTACATACGATCCAACAACCAGTACTTTTATTACTACTCGTATCTTGATTAAGTATCGTGATTTCATCGGTGTTCAGTATACTTCAGCGACATATACAGATATTTATCGTCCATTATTTACAAGTATCAACCTTATGAAGACTGATGCTTCTTCTGGTAATAATGGTGCTCGTCACTTCTATAACGTCCTCAATCAAGGTTGGTGGCAGGGTGTTGTTGCAAGCGGCAACCCTGATGCGAATAGCCCACTAGGTCAGTGGGACACTGCTCGTGGAGATATGCCGTCTAACTCAGATCGTGTGGAGTCATACCGTGCATCATTCACAGATGCATTTGATCCTGCTCGTGTAGGTGCATATGACCAGGGTAATACTCCTGCTCCTAAAGGGCACTTCATCCTCAACCTAGGTAGTGCAGATAGACAGGCAGCATTGACTGCTGAGGGCTACACATTAAGTTATACATCCAATACAGCTACATACATATCTAATACGTATGGTACGATTATTGGGAGTTTTAATACTGATCAAAATAATGCTTTTGATAACGTAACAGCACAGGCAATTGGGGATTGTTGTCGGTCAACTTCTTCAACAGGTTTTACAGAGTATGTTGGTAAAACACTTACTGCATCTAAGAAAGTGTATAAGGCAATTGTTTACCCATTATATACTCCAGATGTTCCAGGTGTTCCTACTTATAGATATAGTTACGCAACAGGTGAAGCCTATCTTCCAGTAACAATTAGATTATATGGTAAGGCAGGTGCTGCCCCGTCTTCTGCAACCAATGGAACATTACTTGGTTCAGCAACTGCAACAACAGCTTCTTCTACTACTATTACCTCATCAGATATAACAACACTGTATGATCATGTTTGGATTTATATGAGTGTTGCTTCTATTAGTGGTGGTTCTGGTTATGTTATGGGTTGTTCAGAAGTTAAGTTGTATGAGAATGTAGTGACAACTGATACTGGCAACCTTCCTGCTCCTGACACAACGTATGAACGCCCCTCTTGCACTGAGTGGTTTGCTTCACGAGCTTGGTACGCTGGTGTAGGGTACACTGGTCTCAGTAACAACCTGTACTTCTCTCAGGTCATCGAAAAGCCTGAGCAGTATGGACGGTGCTATCAGCTTAACGATCCTACCTCAGAGGCACTACGAGATATCCTACCAACAGATGGTGGGATCATTAAGATACCTGAGGTTGGTAAGATCATTCGTCTATGGGCATACCAGACTGCACTCATTGTCTTCTCTACCAACGGTGTATGGATTGTACGAGGAGAGAATGGCTTCTTCACTCCTACGAGCTTTAGTGTTCGTAAGATCAGTTCATCTGGAACACAGAGTCCATTGTCTTTCTGTGACGTACGTGGCGTACCCACATGGTGGGGTGAGGATGGTATCCTTCAGATCAACTACAACCCACAGTTCGACAGCTTCAGCGTAGACAACATGACGGACACAACTATCCGTTCATTGTTCCTTGGCATATCCCCTGAGAAGCGTAAGTACGTTAAGGCTGCTTACGACTCAAGAGAAAGCATTGTGTACTGGTTGTATAATGATAGGGAAGATTACCCAATCTACACGTACAACAAGGTACTATGTCTCAACACTTTAAGTGGTGCATTCTATCCATTTGAGTTCTTTGATGCCCAGAACATTAGAGTCAATGGTATCGTCTATGCAGTAGACAGTGTCGGTACAAGCGATCCCCTTATCAAGTTCCCAACGTCTCACATCATTGATGGAGCAACAACTCGTCTTCACTACTGCGATCTCAAGACGAACTCGTACAGAGACTTTGCTGACTTCAGTTCACTTGTCACGTTTGATCCGGATGATGTGGGTTCTTATGAGTCTTCGTTCACCACAGGGTACAAGACAGACGGAGAGTTGCTACGCTTTGTCCAGCCTAACTATGTCATGGTATTCCTTGAACAAGAAGACGGAGCATCGTGCTACATGAGAGGGGTCTTTGACTTCTCCAACTCAGGTAACTCTGGTAAGTGGTCAAGTGCTCAGCAAATCTACAACAACACAGCGACTAACAAAGACGTCAACTACAAGCGTCTTAAGGTACGTGGCAAAGGACGCAGCATTCAACTTAAGTTCTTTAGCAGCGAAGACAGTCCATTTACAATCATTGGCTGGAGTGCCTTTGAGACATCTAATAGTGAGGTTTAAATGATACAGGAACTCATCGCAGGCGTAGGTCTTGCTGTTAGTTTATTTGGTGCTAATAAAGCTCGTAAGGCAGAGAAGAAACAAGCACGTATCCAGGCGGAAACTGCTCGTCAATCTCTTGCTATTTCGAACACAATCAGTGACAAAGAACAGGCAGCAGCAGACACTGCATACAATGCCTCTGTTAAGATATCTAAGTTCACTCAGCAGCAAGAGAAGCTTCGTAAAGATCAGATGATCAATGAGTCAGCGTCTCAAGCACGAGACATTGTAAGGCAGACACAGATTGCACGAGCCACAGGTACAGCACGTGCTGCTGCTGGTGGTGGGTTGCTCTCTTCTGGATACGCTGGTTCACAGGCAAGCATCCAAGCAAGTGGAGATGAGCAGGCAACTACGTTGTTTGGCAACACTCAACTTGGTCTTCGTAACTTTGCCTTAAACGAGGCTATCCTTAAGACGCAGATTGCTGCACAGGGAACAATCGCTTCCTTCAATAAGCAAAGCTCACAGCTCAAGACACAGCTCAAAGAAGTACAGGTAACTGGTGGCAACCTGGCAGCAAAGCAAGGTGTTAACGCCAACACTGGTAGAGCTATCTTTGGTCTTGGTCAACAGATCACAGGCTCTGCTCAGACTGCTGGCAATGTTGCTACATCACTGTTTAAAATGTAAGGAGACATAGATGTCTTTCGAATTTGAGAATGACGCAACAGAAGTACCTTCTCCTTATTCTTTCTCGGATGAGGCAACCTCACCTACTTTGACTTCAGTACAAGCTAGTGCTAAGTCAGAGCGGGTGAACTTTGCCTTGGATGATATGTCTCCCGGCATTGAGAAAATCTATGATGATCTTATTGCTGGTCGGCAGAGTGATCTCCAGGATTCCATGACTAACCTTGAGATCATGCGTGATACCTCTAAGCGTCAGCAGACACTGTACCGATTTGCAGAAGAAGCTAAGGCTAATGGTACACCTCTTGATCACAACCAGTTCAATGAGATTATGTCTCGTGATAAGGAAGAGTTCAATTACCTTATCGCTAATCCTCAGACGTACTTCGATAAGAAGCTTGCTAAGACTACTGTAGACTCCATCATCCCGGAAGAAGTTAAGCCAGAGGATGTTGTCCAGCAGCAGATGAAGAAATTCCTTGGTAAGCAGTACGGTCTTCAGTCCATCCTTATGGAGACACAGTCTCGAGCAGATAGCGAAAGCTCACTGTCTAAGGCAGTCAACACGTTTGAGCAGTTCGTACCTGGCTTCTCTTGGTGGAACAAGATGGATGCAATTAAAGGTGCTCCTACTTCTTCGTACCTCCTAGGTGACAACATCCTTGAACAGGTTCAGGGTGTCTTGAACGATCCAGATGTGGACGGTTCACTTGCACGAGTACGTCAAGCAATTGACGAAGTGTATCAGAAGAACCCATACGATGCAGTAGCCTTGGCTCAAGCACTCGTATCGTACAGTGATGATGATAAGAACATTGAGAACGCCTTCCAGGTATTCAACGCTGCTACTGGTATCACAGCTAGTCTTGCAGGTACTGGTCTCCGTAAGTTCTTCAGTGCAGCAGCTAAGCCAGGCTCGACTGTACCACGTATGCTAGACGCCTCAGGTCAGGTAGCACAGGCTGCCTTGGCTGACGTTAAGACACGTCTACGTGCCGCAGCAGATGGCTCAGGTGCACGTCCTCAGAGTTTCAGTGACATCGAAGGAGACATCAACTCCTTCTTCAACCCACAGACAGCTACTGTAGGTGGTGGTCGTCACAGCGCAGAGTTCATGCAGCGTCTTACAGACCAGCTTACCAACCAGACAGAAGCCTTAAGCAACTCTATCCTGGATGTCAACGCTATTGAGCGTGTGCAGCCAGGCACTCAGGCATTCACTGAGTTGCTTCGTACGACTGCTGAACGGTTCAATATCCAGTATCCTGGTCTCCAGAACAGTGTCAACTCTATTGGCTACGTCAATAGTGCAGAGAATGCTTTGACCAACACAGATCATCTTGTTGTTAAGATTGGTCGTAACGATGGTACTGCCTTTACGACTGAAGCACACGCTCAGGCAATGGCAAGTATTTATGGTTTCAAAGGACACACTGTTGAACAGGTAGGTAATGGGTACTTCATCAACCTAACTAAGGCTGTAGACGAGACGCTACCCACAGTCCGTAATGCTTTGGCTATTGATACGGCTGCTGATCCTACCCCAGTTACCATGGTCAACAGGTTCCTTGGCTTCTTCAGGTCTAAGGATGGCCTGCTACCTACCAACATCAACACTGACCTTAAGAAAGCTGCCTACGGCGCTCAGTCTTTGTCTGGTCTTAGCACCGCCATCATGGGGAACGCCCTCAAGGACCTTCCTAAGTGGCGTCAGGGCTCACGTAGAGACTTCATGGCCTTCGTTGAGCGTCAGCGAGACCATGTAGACCCTAATACTCAGCAGCGTGGTCGGTTTAGCGACAACATTGCAGCCTTTGACCGTGATTGGCAGGCAGACTTCGGTCGTCTACCCAGTGAAGCTGAGACTACTGCATATTTCACATATCGTCAAGTCAACGATGCTGAGTGGATGATGCGTAACCTCAACATTTACAAGGGTAAGTCTCGCCTAGGCTTGGAGAACTTCCACTTTAAGCAGACTGGAGTCAAGGCTAAGGTCAATCCTGCTGTAGAAGGACGTGTACGTACCCTGGATGATCTCTTCCGTAGTGAAGAAGACGCCGGGGTATTGGTATGGGACCCCTCTCAGAATGGCAATCACCAGTATCTTCGTAAGCGTATTGGTTCTAACCGTACCAACATCGAAGACCTTGTCAATAACCAGGGGTACAAGATCGTGCAGCTTAGTGACTTCGGTGAAGAAGCAGTACGTCAATACCCGTTTAGCCAGAACATGCCAAGAGGTCGTATCCAGTACGTCCTAGTTCGTGAGACTGAGTCTACTCCGCTGGGTCTTCGTCAAATTCCGTACCGTCCAGGTGGTCACGTAGAGTATGCAGATAACTTCTTCATCTCTCAGCCTCGGGTACGTATCAATGACTATGCTGGTCAGCGTACGACAGACTACTACGGAGATGCAACAGCGTTGTCATTCCGTACACAGGCACAGGCTAATCAGTACATCCATGTCTTTAACCAGGCACGGGAATTGTTGGCTGCTGGTCGGACTAATGATCTTCGTAACCTGCTCTCGACTACACGGATACTGCCTTACTCGTTCCAGGATTTTACTCAAAAGTTTGATCCTGCACGTGGTGGTATCTTTGATGTCAACACTCCGTTCTATGTACGCTCTAAGAACAACACAGTTCACAAAGAGCACAAGTTAGACACGATCTATCAGAACTTCCACGACAATGAGTCTAGTGCACACAACGTATTCAATGACGATGTGAACATGCGCTATGCTATGGAGCGTGGTGAGAACCTTAATAGCATCGTCAACGTAGGCACTGGTAACAATCCTCAGCTTAATCTACGTCCCTCACGTCTTGTCGATCCTATGGTCACCATTGAACGTAGTGCTCAGGGTATCGCAAGAGCTAAGTATCTTGACGACCTTAAGATCAAGTCAGCAGAACGCTACGTAGCAGAGTTTGCTCAGGTCCTCAAAGGAGACTTTGAAGAACTGCGCCGCTATCCTATGAAGGCGTTCATGGAAGACACGATTGATAAGACACATCCTAATAAGGACCTCGTAGCCGCAGCTAAGAGCTATCGTCGTGCTACCCTAGAGTTCCTTAACATCAAGGATGAGGACCAGAAGTGGACTACGTCTATCATGGAGCGTCTTGTTAACACGCTAGGAGATAACACTCCTGGTCGTGAGCGTTTCCTTGACTGGGTAGAACCCCACCTTATGCACACCATCAATGATCCTTCACGGTTCTTCCGTCAGCTTGCCTTTATGCCTCGCATGGGCTTCTTCAACCCTAAGCAGTTGCTTCTTCAGGCTTCAGGTATCATCAACATTGGTGCTATCGAAGGCATTGAACGTGTCTCCAAGGGATCGACAGCAGGTACGCTTATGCGTGGCCTGTACATGCGTGGCAACGACGCCGTTCTTAACAGTGCTGCTGACATGGCAGTACGGGTAGGAGCGTACACTAACCGTGACCACTTCCTTGAGTCGTATGCTGCCCTCCAACGCTCTGGGTTCCAGAATGTAGGTGGTGAGTTTGGCTCAAGCGATGACTTCCTTAACCCGAGAGTGCTTCGTAGTGGAGTAGGTCGGGCCTTGGAAAGCGGTTTGATGCCCTTCAAGGCAGGTGAACGTGCTAACCGTCTCACTGCTTGGAACGCAGCGTACCTCCGGTGGAGAGAGGCTAACCCCCTTGCTAGGTTTAACAAGCAGGCAGAAAGTGAAGTTCTAGCACGGGCAGACCTACTCACAATCAATATGACACGAGCATCTAATGCCTCGTTCAATACTGGTGTGTGGTCCATCCCTACTCAGTTCATGTCGTACCAGGCTCGTCTCATGGACATGATGATTGGTCGTAGACTTACCTGGCAGGAAAAGGGTAAGGTTATGGCAGTTAACTCGTTCCTCTTTGGAGCACCCTTAGGAGTGCTTGGGACGGGTGCTGGAGCCCTTTGGCCGTGGCACGAGGAGGCACGTAAGCAGGCAATTGCAGCCGGTGTAGACGTCACTGACGTGGGCTGGAGCGCCTTCCTTAACGGTATCCCTCAGGCATCTATTGCTTACATGTCTGGTGGGGAGACAGAACCCTCACTTGCTAGTACCTTCGGTCCTAACGGTTTGTCGTTCTTCAAAGACTTGTGGGAGATGGATAAGTCCCCCTTAGAAATGGCTGGTGGCCCCTCTGGTAAGACAGTTACGGCTATTGCTACTCCTGCCTTGTCTATGATTGGCAACCTGTTTGGTGCTGGTTATGAGAAGGCTGAGCCATTACTCGGTATGGACTATGCTATGATCTCTGACGATCCGAAATTCCAATATAAGTTACATTATGAAGATTTCAAACCAATCATTGAAAACATCACAACGCTTAGTAACGCAGAAAAAGCATACTACGCGATCACGCTTGGTAAATATTTCACGCGGGAAGGAATGGATACTATTGATACCACAGATAGTAGCTGGAGTGCTCTATTTTCTGCGATAGGTTCACCTCAGCAGTCAGTACAGGACTATTACATCAAGTCTGAAATCAATCAAGGTATCGAAGACGTACAGAACAAGGCATCTAAGAAGGCAACAGAGTACATCCGTATGTCATATGGTGACAACCTGAGCTTCGAAGATCGAGTACGTTACAAACGCAAGGCATCAGCAGAACTAGAAGCTGCTGGTTTCACAGAGACTCAAAAGGCCAAGGTGTACTCAAGAGCGATGACAAACAATCTCCAGACTAAGGTAATGAAGATTGATGAAGAGCTTAAGAACGCTAACAAAGAAAACATCAATCGGTACTACGATATGATCTTGAAGGGAGTTAAGTAACATGGCAGACTTTAATGTAGGCGTAAAACAGGTAGAGAATAGCTCAGGCTTCCTTGGTGCTTCTAAGGGTGCTGCCGCTCCCAGGCAACGTGAGTTCGTAGACCGTGATGGTAGTGTAGCGGACCTTAGTGGTGCCATCAAATCAGCAGGTAATGCTGCTGCTGGTGGCATTGAGATGCTTGGTAGTCTGTACAATCAGGCTGTAACTACTGCTGACACGTACATCAAAGAGCAGGTAGACATTCAGGCTCGTAATCAGACAGACCAAATCTTCAATGAGTTTGGTGTTGATGATACCTCTACCATTCAAGGAACCGACATTGATAGAGAACCAATCCCTTCTGAGATCGATAGGGCAGGTAAGAACCTTGAGTCCTTGACCCAGGCTAAAAACCGTGGTGTTGTTAATGACAACGCCTACTGGGCTCGTATGGAGTCAGTGTCTCGTCAGCTACGTGCACGGTACCCTGGTCACAGGGACTACATTGACCAGCGTATTTCTAGTATTGCTGGTGGTAAGCCTGCTAATCAGATCGTACAGAACCTATTGAACGAAGCTAACTCAGGTAAGAACGCTGCTATCCAGGCTGAGAAGTCTCGTATGGCTTTGGTTGAACGTGCTACCTTTGCTGGTCTCAATGGTGATGGTTCACTTAACAGTCTCTCTGAAGGACAGATCATCTCTAAGGTTGGTCCGATCCTTGCTCGTAAGGAGAACCTTGAGCAACAGAAGAAAGAACTTGACATGCTTGATGTTGCTGACACCCAGACACAGAAGCGTCAGGCTAAGCACGCTCAAGAAATGGTTCAGGTTGAACTTGCTCAGGTCCTTAACGACACAGTGTCTCCTGTAGGCTCTAAGTACCAGGACTTCCTTAAGGAGTACAACAAGTACGCTAACGGTACTGATCCAACTGGTGAAGAACAGGAAGCACTCCGTACTCAGTTCGGTAACCTCAAGACAGAAGTCTTAGCTGGTCTCCGAGTAAGCCTCACCAATAACTACAGTACGACACTCTCTAAGGAACAGCGTGCAGAAGTACTTGCCCCTGCTGAGGAGTGGTTCGGTATGCTTGAAGAGTCTCTTAGCAACCCCAAGAATGGTATGCTTGTACGTATGGCTAACCAGCTTGAGGCGTACAAGAACCAGGACATTAAGAACCTGTACGAGAAGTCTCCTGCACTACGTACTCTTGGTTCGTTCAATAAGATACTTGGTCCTGAGAGTACTGCTATTGTCCTTAACACCAGTGCTGAACTTAAGACAGCCTTGGATCGTGAGACAGTCTCAGTGTTCATGGACACCCTTGCTACAGGTAAGGGCCCAGCCTTTGCGGACCAGATACGTAATGCTCAGCGTACCAATGGTGATCTAGGTTCTAACGTACCTAAGATTGCACTGCGTACTCAGCTTGAGATTATGTCTAACCCAAATACTCCTGCTAAGGATAAGGAGCTTGCAGCTAAGTCCCTTTATCGCAGAGAGAACATGTCTTACCTTGACTCAGATATTGTTAAGACGAATGAACAGCCAGCAGTGTATGGTCGCTTCATCAATCCTAACAATTACGAAGAGGTTAAGAAGATTGGTGGTAGCGTCCTGGAAGACTACAAGGCGTGGGCAACAGGTAACTTCCTTAGCGTCTTCCGTACGTATGCAGATAACCTGCGTGAGGTGGATGCACGACTCATTAAGTACGATGCTACCCTTGGTCAGTTCCAGACTATCCCTGAGGTTGAGGTAGCTGGTGGTCGTGGTGGTGCTCAGGGTGCTGGTACGAACATGGATATCCGCTCAGCACAGGCACGTATCAATGTCCTTAATGCTGGTCTCCGTAACATTGCACCAGTCCTCAAGGACCAGGGTATTGATCCCATGCAGTTCCTTGAACAGGGCTTCGGTAAGATGTTTAAGGGTGGCACACCTGGTCGTATGAATGCTGGTGTGTCTAACTCGGTGCCAGGTATCACTGTTGCGTACAGTAATAAGAAGACGCCAGAACAGAATAGACTCAAGCCTGGACAGATTGATGAACGTGGTGTCAAGCAGATGACTCCTCAACAGGGAGACTCATTAGAACTTGAAGAGATCGGCAATCTGATTAAGCGTAAGCAAGAAGACCTTCGGTTGTTTAAGGACCTCCAGAATGATGGAGACCCTGAAGCAATTAATGCAGTAGACCGGACCTTGAATGAACTTTTGAACCTTGTTAAGGAACGTGACTCAATTACAAATCAATGGATTGAGCAGTTCAAGAAGGACAATAGCACCAAGCTGAAAGGACCTGTATCGTAATAACTTCGCTTCTATAAAGGATTAAGCTCGTATGAAACTTCTTACAGTAATTGTCTTGGCGTTGAACCTGGTCTCATCATCCGCTGAAGCTCGTCCAGCGAAATGGTGTGGCTGGTACATGCGACAAGTGGTGGGTATATCAGACACTCGCTACAATCTTGCACGTACTTGGTATAAGTATGGACATCCAACTTCCCCAAGAGTAGGAGCCGTTGTAGTCTGGCCACATCACGTTGGTATAATCGTAGGCAAGACTCATAAAGGTCAATGGTTGGTGAAGTCTGGTAATGATGGGGGTAAGGTGAAGACACGAGTATGGAACCTCCGTAACGCTAAGTTCAGAATATAGGTTTGTGGCTCTAGGAAACTATCCACGTCTAAGACCCTAACAAGGGCACAATAAAAAACCCCCAAGGAGATGATCCCTGGGGGTTTTCTTTTGTTCAGAGTTTGTGTCTATCGTCTATTCCCTTGTTCCTTAACCGAAATGCCACAAGAGCAATAGCGTTGAAAGCGATATGTATGTCATGAGGAAGCCCACTTTCAGGATCAACATCTTCTCCCTTGTGCCAAGATGCAAGGTGTCGAAGTAACGATGCTTCAACTCCTTCACTCCACTTGAGACCTTGCTCCCAATTGTGTGGGGCATACTTGCCACAACCATAATCATACACTCTAGCGATATCCACAAGAGCATCAAGAGGTAACAGATGTACTCCAGGCTTCCCCTTATTATCCCTAAGACCAAGCTCATTCATTACGCCTCCATCAAGTACTGTACAAACTTAGGGTTATCACGCATCAAAGCAAAGAGACCGTTCTCCATAGCAGATACAAGGACTTCTTCTTGTTCCTTTGTTACCTGCAACCGAAGACCACGCTCAAAGAACAATGCGTGTAACACTTCATGTAGGATAGTCATCTTAGTTTGTGTCTCATCAAGATCATTACTGTATTCAATGAGACTAGTGGTGTTGTGGTACATTCCAAAATCACCATTAGCCAATTCTTTCTTGGCAATAGTAACGTACCCACCACCAACCTTGATCTTCTTAGGAGGGTTCATGGATTTCCTTTTTGTCAGAAGCGTTTGTACTATCCATGTGTGTGTTCTCCTTCATACGAAGGTTGACCTTATTGATGTTGTGCATCATGATATCATCCAACGAGAAGTCCAAGGAGTTAGCCACCGCAGCAAGATACCACAATACGTCACCCAACTCATCAAAGAGTTTCTGGATAGCAGCTTCATCAAGGTATCCCTGCTTACGCCATGCCTTCTCAAGCACTGCACTGACCTCACCAACCTCACTGGTGAGACCAAGGATAGCCCATGCTACCATGTCATCCGGTAGTTTAGAAGACATAGTGTAGACAAAGTCCTGATAGATATCAAACGAAGTGTTGTCTTCAATCATCATGTTCCGCAAACTCCTCCAATAAAGCACATGTCGTTCATCTCCAAGTGCTCGTCAAACTCCTTGCCTAGCTTATCTACTGCCTCAGCATACGGTACCTGAGTAAGTGGTTGTCCACCTCGTGCACCATCTGGGTAACAAGTGAAGCCACGAAGACGAGGAGCATACTGTGCAAGGACTTCTCCGAATGACACAGCATCAAACTTCTGGTCGTCATAGGCCGGTAGGTTAATAGTACTAGAGATCGACATATCAACGTAGTCTTGTACATCAGCTTGGAACTTGATACGACGTTCATAGTCGTTAGCCAAGTCTGCTGCTGTCTCAATCTTATCAGGCTCGATACCGTACAACTCAATCATCTGTTGAGCAATACTGTCTACTGCATATTGATACTTGCGCTTGTTACCCTCAACCAGATACCGTCGTTTGTAGGCAACAGCATACACTGGTTCAATTCCTGTGGTAGTACCAGCGAGCATCCCGATGGTTCCGGTTGGAGCGATAGCACGTACAGCCACAGGACGGGAACAACCGAGAGCAGTGCTAAAAGTATCAGCAACGTGATCGGAGACACCACGATAGACGCCAAGCCATTTATGCAACTCCGTAGTAACTTCATAGCGTTCCTTTCGTTTCAATAACCATTCATGCATTCCCATAAGACCAAGTCCTAGTCGCCTGTTCTTTTCTCGAACGTCTCCAACTTTAGGGTACGGCATGTCTGCCCCGAGCGTTCCACACAATAGGAACTTTGTCCCGAGAGCGACGACATTTGCGAGGTCTTCGATGGACTCAATGCGAGAAAGGTTGACACTACCAAGATTACATACATCACTGTCATCGGCACTAGTAACTTCTGTGCAAGCATTACGTAAAGTCTCTTCCTCTTTGTCAAAGAAGTTGAAAGAAAATCCAGGTTCTCCGGTACGAAGGGCCTGTTCGACATTTTTTCTAAAGACATCACCAACATCTCCTGTTTTGAAGTAGTTGAGTAACCATGCTGTGTCGTAGTTAACGCTTATGTTTGTACAATCTAAAGGGGCAGGGTAATCGAAGTCATTTCTTTTGAGGTCTGCGACGGTAAACTCTGTCCCGGTAACACCCATGGAGTGCCAATCTTTTGCTCGAAGGAACCAGTCAATATCCCCATGTCGCCAGTTAAGGGATGCATAGATGGCACTTCGACGTGATCCACCTTGCATAACATTCCTTCCAATTTCATTGACCATAAACATTTTTGGTATTGGACCGGAAGCTCTTCCTCCAGTACGTTTAATAATCTGTTTAGAGTCTCGGTACCTTGAGTAGTCAATTCCAATTCCACCTCCAGTGAGCAGACAAGACTCAGCTTTCCACGAAAGGTTGGCCCAATCTTCTCGACTATCCTCTTCAGCTCTGAGAAGGTAGCAGTTATTCCAAAACTTAACTGGTCGTCCTGCATAGTAAAGGTATCTCCCACCTGGTATGAACTTCATATCAGTAATGTACTTGATCAATTCCTTCTTGTCACCCTCAGTCATGTGATTACCACACACTTGGTTGACCATGGTTTGTGCTAACTCTTGCCAGGTTTCACAACCAGGTGAGTGTTGATACTTGTTCTTAAAGATATCGTAGCTCAACTTGCTACGAAATGGATACGGAACTTGGCTCTCTTGATTGTTCATACCTATGACACTCTCCATACATTAGTGGGTTATTCGATTTCTTTAACTGCTTCGTTAATCTCGACACGTTCAAACTTACGGTCACGCTTAAGAAGCTTCTTCTTATCGGCAACTACACGCTGCCGAAAGATGGGATCACGCAATGACTGCGCAATCTTATTGCGTCTACGCCTGTGGCGTCTTGCCACCTTAGTCGCGAACTTCGTCATAGCTTCCTTCCAAAAATAAATCCCCATCTGAAAGTTCCTCCATCTGGATAAAATCGGGGAGTTCTATTTGTTTATTCTCTAGTAGCATAGTCAATAGATCAACCTCGTCTACGTCACACATCTCTAAGATTTCACTTAGTGTGAATGTGTAAAGTAGATAGGTGATGTGTGCTTCAATTAATGTCACCTGTTGTACTCTTTCTTTAATGCCTCAAGAGACACGGTATTAATATCATACACACCCTTATCTACGTTGTTCTTGATAACAACACCACGATGCCAGAGCTTGTTAGCTTCACCAGCGTACGTGCTATCATAGTCCTGGTACACACCAGCTACTAGACCCATAATCTTCCTACCATCTTGGCGAGTGCGGACACAATGATCAAACGTGTGGCTGTGCCCCACAGTACAGGATGAGTACTTCTTGCTGAGAAGAGAATGAGCATGATGCTCACCCGAAATAGGACGTCCAGCAATACCAGATACAAGGTAGTGAGCGTAGGTAATTCCATCGATCTCAATAGAACCAGGGGTAATGCCGTTGTAATGTACGATATCATCATACCAGTTGTCCAGTTCAAGGCCATCATATCCAATGATACCTTCTAGTTCTGGTTGGACATTAATAGCACGGTCAATTCGTTGTTCGTGATTACCGATCAAGGTCACAGTACGAGGCATCTTACGCTTTGCCTTACGTACCGTACTCCACAGTCTATCTTGAAAGTCCGAATGTGCTTCCATATCCTTAAGGTAGTTGCGTCCAATAAAAGCCTTAGTGCCTTTGTCGTACGAGGATAGAGACTCCATGTCAGCAGTATCTCCTAGTACAATAACAACATCAGGCTTTACATCTACAATAAGTTTACCCACCCACTCTGCCCTTTTATTGTGTCGTCCAGGCTTGGAGTGAGGATCAGGTATTACGAGATGAGTCTTTCCCAAGTTTCTTATTACCTTCTGTTACTAGTTGTTCGTATCGTAGCCTGAGTTCACGATCAAACTCTTTATCGTCTCTGTGTCGCTGGGTCATAGCACGCATGTGCCCAAGGACAATATCAAGAGGTAGATTATTGCACAGTTCTTTAAACCGACTCGGTGGTTTCTTTTCCATGTAAGTAAACCTCTACAATGTCTTTAAGAGTGTTAGCATATATCCGAAGAATTTTAGCACGCTTCTCGCCTTCAAAGGAAACAAGAAACACCCCACCACCCAAAAAAAAACAAATAAAAACAACATCTTAATCACAACCAAAAAACCCAAAAAACACACCATTCATCCCTATTACTTATTAAACCACTCTTTGGGAACAGTTCCAATTGCGTATTGAAATCCGTGCTTGGTCGCCCACTCGGAGTATCTTGTTTGGGACTTTCCATTAAGCTTGTTGTCCTTTGAGAATAGGAAGCGGATGTCCGCGTTTGGGTTAGCAAGTTTGACCGCCGCCATTTTAGTACGGTCCTCAGGTCGGAGGTATCCTTTAGCTTCAATATAAAATATCCGTCCCGATGGGAGGACAATAGTGAAGTCGGGAATATAAGTACGTTCTTTGATGACATATTTAAACTTGTCCGTTTCGTATGAGTAATGTATCTTCTTGATCTTTTTGAGTTGACTTGCTACGTCTTCCTCTAGCTTTGACTTCATGCCGGAGGGAAGAACTTTTGCCCGGCTTCTTTTCTTCCACTTCATCTAGTGGTAATCCTTTAACTGTTAGGTGCACGTGATGTATCACGTTATCTCCTCTACGTTAGGTTCACGAGCAACATGTGTAAAGAACACTGGTCCATTACTATACTTGAATGTACGCAGTGTAGGCCAGCACGTCTTTTTAAAGTCACAGTACTTGCACACAGTTCCTAGAACCATGTTACCAGACTTACCGTCAGGACGGTCATCAAAAGCGCGAGAAGGAGTAGCGTCGTCAAGGATTGCGAGAGTTGTCTTTCGCACTTGTTCTCTAAGTCCAGCACCAGCATCTTTTGTTCCACCAAGTCCTTTTTCAACGAGGCGATATCTGTCAAGTACGACGTGTCCAAGTTCCTTATCAATGGCAAGGAACGCTGAGGTTTCTTTGTCTTCCAAAAGCACATCTTCTTTGCTTCCTTCTAGGTACAGCGATAGCTGTGTAAGATACCCGAATGGGTCATCGGTTTCTAGCTTGTGGTGTTTGAACTTCTCAAACCCACGAGAGTTTGCGCTCTTAACATCTACGAGTACACCATCAATGATGCAGTCTCGGCTACCAGGTATGCCTTCTACTTCAAGTTTAGTCTGTCGTCCCAGTACTGAGTGACCAGAAGCCTCAGCAAGCATAAGGAAGAGTGCCTCGATTACATCACCGTATAGGAACTTGATCAAGGTCCACGGCTTGAGGTCTTCCTTAGCTTCTGGGGTGTGGTAGTTGTACCACAACTTACGTGTACAAGGAGACCCCATCGCAGACATACGCAACTCAGGTACTTTTGCTCGCTTACCATCAAGGATGCGTTGCTTGACGATTGCTGCCACGTCTTGAGCAAAGCGTTCAACCACCTCGTCAGTGAGGTTAGGTTCAATAGTACCATCCATTAGACTATAGATGTCGTTAACTAGTGTCTCGATTTGTGCCACGTAAGTTGTTCCTTATCAGAATGGAAGGTCAAGATTACCAAGCACTTCGCGCTTAGCATACGGTACAAGTGTCTCGACACGAACAGCTTCGAGACGAGTACCCTTACCCTTAGCAGTGTCGTATACAGTTACCTTGCAGATAACCTCACTACCGTTACCGATCAAGTCCGAGAACTCCTTATTGTCTTTGGAAAGGACTTCAGGTGGACCGTACGTAACAATCTCCTTACCCATGAGCTTGAAATCAGGGCGACGGAGAACAAGGTAATCACCATCTTCATCAGTCTTAAAGGCGGTCTGTGCCTCTGACTGTTTCCATAAGGCTACCGAGGCAGCATCAGGATACAGGTTGATGGTATAGTTATTGTACTTCGGATCAGGCTTGGCCATCTTGGCCCATTTGCACGTACCCTTGAGGTACACTGTGGTTGTTGCCATGTAATATGGTCTCCCTTGTGTTAGTTGATAGTCGGCTCGGCGTCCATCTCAACGATCTCTGCATCTTCAACCATCTGAGGCATCGTGCGTTCCACTACCTTAGCATCAGGCGGAAGTTCGTTGGTCACGTCCTTCGTTGCGAACAGGTCAAGAAGTTCGAACTTGTCACGGTTTCCCATCATATCCATGATGAGCTTACGGGCAGCTTCAATGTCAGTAGCTGCAACTACCACTTCACCCTGACGTTCATTGGTCTCAGAGAACTTAACCATTGCGTGGTACACGTAGCGTACCTTACCGTCTTCAACCAAAGAAGCATCAACTGCTTCGTTAACATTATTATCGGTCATGTAATCTCCTTTATAGTGTTGTTATTATTATCTAGTATATCACGTTTGTGATCTTGTGTCAAGAACTATTTATCACTTAGTCGAATAAAAACTTCAATGATAACAAGTAATCCTTACTTACCATCAGTGGACCTCCAACCAATTCTTTCCAACTTTGTACTCACCACCCATCGGACACTTAAGATTGAACATTCGTCCGACAAAGTTAATAGACCAAGATTGAATACGTCCTAGGTACTTGGCATCCTCAATGCTTCCAAGAACTTCGGTAACCCACTCATCATGTACCCAGTTAACCTGCTTATATACGATACCCTTAGTATCAGCAATGGCCCTCCAGATTACATTGGCGTGCTTCATAAGTACGGACTCCATGTTCTGTAGGTACATACCTATCATGTGGTGCTCGGAGTCGTTGTAGACGTATCTCCCATCAACACCTTCGAAGTACCTTCGTCTTGCGTCCTTAGGTATTTGATATTCTTTGAGTCGAGCAAGTCCCGGATAAGCTTCAATGAACATATCAATTGATGCTTTAGCGGTAGTCTTATCACATCCGAAGATTTGTGCCACTTTATTTCCTCCCGCCCCATTAAGGAAAGAGAATACGAAAGTCTTTGCTCGATCTCTATCAACGCATGCTGATCCAAGCTTTCGTTTGTTGAGACTGTGAGGGTCTGTTCCATGTTTCTTATCTCCAGTTAAGAGTGATTGGATGTACTCTTTGTCATTAATAAGATGACCAAAGATACGAAGATGAGCTGACTCCATGTCTGTACCAACAAGATACTTGTCATCATCACATATCCAAAGGCTACGCATACGTGAGCCTAGTTCAGTAGCTAGTGTACGTAGCTCTTCAGTGTTGTACTTGATAGACTTAGCTGTTGCAATGTTACCAAGGTTAGGATTAGAGTGAGCACATCGTTGAGTACGTGTGCCTAGTGGATTGAAGGTACCATGTATACGACACGTATTAGGATTGTATGCTTGAAACCATTCGTTTAATGTGCGAAGCCTAGCAGCCAAGAGCATACGCTTAACAAGGTACCTAGCCCCCAGAGGAGCACTATCGGGAAGGGTACTGAGATTGGCTTCATTAAGAGACCAACCATATCTGTCAAACTTTTCTTTCTTGTCTTTGTCGGTGTTCTTGAGGTGTCCTTTAGTTCGTTCAGTAGGCTCCCATCCAGCTTCCCAGAGTCTATCAATAACTTGTTTAGGGCTGCCAGGGTTGAAAGCTTCCCATTCAAATAGAGTAAAGGGACTCCCTTCGGTGAAGATTGTATAGTCACTTCCGTCGTACCACTTGAAGTCTTTGCGGTGAAGAGTTCCCTTATTGGTGAGCCTTGGGGTGATTTCTTTGATAGCTCTTGTTCGAGGGGGGAAAGCTCTGACGATTTCTCTGTCGAGTTCACGTATCATTCCTTCTATATCTTTATACACTTCTAGTGCTTTATTGAAATCAAACTTAAAACCATTGTCAGTCATGTCACACGCTATGTACTGAGAGTCCATCTCAATACGAATAGCCTTAGACCAGTTGTCTTTCATTCGAGACATAATGAACTTGTACACACGGTGGTTGAGTTCAACGTCTCGTTTGCAGTACACTAACATCTCATCAGAGTACTTGTCGAAGGCGTCGAACTCACCCTTCGGATACCCTAGACGGAGTCCCCATGCTTCCAGGCTGTGACCACCTTCGAGATCGTGACGCAACATGCGACTAAGGACAAGAGTGTCGATGACATTAGCACCGCTAAAATGAATACCAAGAAACCTAGTGATCCATCTTCCGTCGAAACGTATGAAGTCGTGTCCAATCCAACGTCCAACACCTTCAGCAAAAGATTTAAATTCAGAACCAAGAGCGTCACCGCTAAAAGAAAATACTTCATCTGTGTCTATATCCTTACAAACAATACACCATATATTTTGTACATTCTCTAGTCCATTCGTTTCAATGTCTGCTACTACTGTTCTTTTCAGCATCTAAAAGGATCGCCCTATGCTCTTCTAATGTAGCATCACTCTTTAAGTGATTGGCCCTATTAGATATCACTCTGATGTTACCTTTCACATACCCTAGTTCAGGTACTATCCGGTCTAAAGAAGGACTATCAGGAAACATCCCCGATCTTCCTCCTTTATTAACCTTCAAAGGTATACCTAATATAGGACAACAACTTGGTATTATGATATCCTCCCATGTTATGTTAAAGGGAAGACCTTTCTTTCGTGCACGATAGATAGCTCTATTGTATATGACTTTTTCAGGATTATTACTTTCCCATTTGAAGGTCCGTTCTTTTGCTCTTTCTTGTTCAACGGTTCGCTTCAATCAAACCTCCATATGTCTTTGCTTAATCCTAGGAAGTTGCAAGCCTTAGTGAATGGTCTGCTTCCAAAGAATGGAGCACCCATGTTCCTGTGCGATGCCAATAGGGATGCTGTCTTGATAACAAGGTGCCGTTTCCTTGCAAGCACAGGTGCGTACGTACATGGATACCTACCTAGCAATATGTACACAGCCCCTTCGCTGTGGAAAGAGTGGGAGCTTAACGCAGAGAACAACTTGTGTTTGTTGTCCTTGTAGTCATTAGTGTTGACAAAGAGAATACCATTACGTTCTAGTGCATTCTTATTCCAAGAGCGAGGCATCCTGTTCCAACCTAGATCATCGATCAGTTCAGTAAGGAATACCCACACGTGGTTAGGCATCTTATCTTTGTCTTCCTTGTGCCGTGCTACCATACCAAACTCACCTTGGACGACAATAAGTATCTTGTGTCTCTTGGAGTTGGGTCGTATTGGCTTGAGTTTCTTAGAAGGGGATTGCCCCTTTAAGTACATCCTCTTCATTCAATTGCCTTAATGTGTAGCTGCCTGTATCAAAGAACAATGGAGCAACTGGTCCAGTCTGTCCAGAGAACCTATTACCCTTGAGTACTAGCTGCGTTGTGTTACGTGTCAAGTCATCCTTGGCTTCGATGTCTCGCTCCATGTGGAGGATCAAGTCAGCGATCTTAGAGATGTTGCGACTGCCTCGTGTCTTACCATCGTCATTGACATGAGAGATAAGGAACAAGGTGAAGTCTAGTTCTCGTGTCATCATAGCAAGACGAGTGCTGATGTAGTCTAGCTTACGTCGTTCATCATCACCTTCATATCCAGTAACCAACATGGTGATGTGGTCAAGGAATAGAAACTTGCAACCTTGCACTGCTACCATATACCTAATGCTATCAAGTATAACATCAGGATCATCACTTCCAAAATGAGTATAGTAGTTAACACGATTGTCATGTCCTACCATCTTCTCGTATGCATCGTACATCTCTTGCTTAGACACACCACTGTGTGGTAGATGTACTGGTTTCATTACCTCGTAGTTGATTAGTCCAAGGATAGCTCTACGTTCAGACTCCTCAAGGTGGATGACACCAATAGAGTATGGTGTAGTCTTAAGAAGGTGGTGCTCCATAGCCCGTAGGATTTCTGTCTTACCTACCTTCTCAGGTGCAGTGATTAGAACAACTTCCGATGAGCGAATACCGAAAGCCTTGCCATCCAAATCTGGAAAAGGGTACGTTGCAATTTGCTCTGCGTCATCTCGGAAGATGATTCCTTTAACTTCTTCGTTACGGTTAATGATGTTCTTGGGCTTGAAGGTTGTTGAAGACCACCATAGTTTGATGTACTCGGCTTGCTTCTTGGCTTCAAGATAGGCATTCGCGTCCTTGAGTTCTCTTTCATGGGGTACCAAGAATACTTTGTTGGGGTTAAAGAGGCGAGCTACCTTAAGGGTTGCCTCAACACCTGGGTTGTCATTATCAAAGTTCAAATAGATATTGTCGAAAGAGTTAAGATACTTGAAGGCTTGCTTTGCTTCATTCTCAGCAGCACCTGCGCTAGACACACTAACTACTGGGTACTTACTGCCTTGCATTTGATAGACGGCTAGTGCATCAAACTCACCCTCAGTAATGGTGATAGACTTAGCGCTACCAGGTTCGAATTGATCCATACCAAAAAGCGGAAGACGATGTTCCTTAAGTTCCTCCTCCCTTTTAGCCCACCAGAACTGCTTCTCCTTAAGTGATCGTACCTTGCTATTGTTAACCCCGTACGGGAACATGATTGAGACGGGGGTCCCATCCTGGGAGACGTTAGTAAGGGTCTTGTACTTACGCATGGTGTCTACGTTGATACCACGCATGGCTACGTATTCAGTTGACAAGACGGACTCCTCCTTAACATAGGTATTACTTATGTTATTACTTTCTTTCTTACCTTCACTTATCAATCTCTTATCATTCTCTTCTCTTAACAGTCTCTTATTCTTCTCTTCTTCTTTACTTACTTCTATTATACCAGAAGATTGAAAGCTTGTCAAGTGGTTTTTTACAGAAAGTGGAAAGTATTTTATAAGCTCTTGATATTGCTCAGTCTTTTCTTTTGTCTCCCTACTAGACCTCCCTCCCCCGAGTTCCGCCTCCCCCCCTCCCTCCATGTATACCCCACATGAGAAGCAATATGTGTGGTCATCATCGTACATAGCAAGGGCATCACTCGACCCACAGTCAGGACACGGCTGATGGGACCTTGTCAATCGAGCCATTTAAAGGTACCTCCAGTTAATGTGGTCGTTTAAATCCAGGATAAACAATCTTAGGAGTATCCCATTCTATCAATGCTTCTTCTAAACCCTTAAATCTTTTCACTGTCTTCCACACATGCCCCCTCCATTTCTTTGAAACTCCTGCATTTCTCTGTTGAAGGAAGCAACCCCACTCTGTCTCCAAGAGCCTCCATTCGGTGTGTAGGTCGATGATTGTTCTCATGTATCTTTCCTTGTTCAAGATTAAAATCGCCGTGTACGGCCATCCTGAGGTCTTCTAGGGGCATTCCAGGGGGTAGGGACAGGTCTTCTACCCCTAAGGCACCCCCAATAGCCCCTTCAAAGGGGTCTGGAAGGTCCAAGGAGGGGGTGTGCAGGGTGCTTTGGATAGCCCCCCTACATACGTGACACACCCCGTCCACTACGTGTCGTTTGTGCGGTGCAACATTGAATGGATCAAGTTCGAACCAGTCGCAGATAACACACCGTTCATACGTTTCCAAAGGCTTCATGTTTGTATTGCCCAATCATTTTGATTGCATCGTAGTAATCTACAACGCTCTGCCCTTCTAAACCTGGGGCTGTGTTGATCTCAAGGACGTATGCCTTGTCACTTGCCTGATTGTATATCACATCTACTGCACCAAAGTCAAGACCCGATACATCAAATGCTCGAATAGCCTGAGCAAAAACATCCCCTGGTACGTTGATGTTGTTACGCTGGTAGATGAAACCATTGTCATGGTTACGGATCATCCAGTTAACACCTTGCTCACCATTACGCTGTGCGTTAGGATGAACCTTCTTCTGGTTAAAGAGAACGTATATGTGCTCACCCAGACGATACAGATGGATACGATACTCATCCTTCTTCTTCACATACTTAGTATACAACGGTGCATTACCAAGAGCAGTATGTGGTTGAGTGATGACCAATCCCTCTGCACTGTGACCATCTAACTTGTGACGTTCGCAGACTGAGCTACCTTCACGCTGCCAGCTAGCAGCAATCATACGATTTGTAGTGAACTCAGGCGTACGACACGGGTTATGTGTACCTGCTTGCAGACTAAAGAAGGTAAGTTTGTTTGAACAACGCTTCACACAACCTTCCTTGTTGATGATGCGTGGTCCGTGCTTCAAGAACTCAGGAGTATTACCAAGATGAGACCGACCCCAGTTGACTGCGATGTCACCAGGACGGTAATGATACCTGCTGTTCTCAGTACGTAGTTCAATGCATGACTCACGTAAAGTTTCAGCATGTTTCTTTATTTCTTTAACTGACTTCGATCCGTTCTTATACGGAAGAATTACGATAGACATGTTTGTTTTCCTTTAAAAATCATCATCTACTGCTTGTACTTGAGGCGGAAGATTACCACCACCAACGGCAACCTGGACTTGTGCTCGTTCTATTACCTGTTGCCGATCCATAGGTCTATTCACACCTTCTTGGTTAAGTGCAATCAGGACATCATCATCCCTTCCTCTTATTCTCTGTATCGGAGCATCAGCCCAATCAATAACAGGTTGGATTAATGGTTGGTCAAAGGGGTTGTCGATATTAACACGTGCTCTTGCTCGTTTCTTAGGTGCTTCGATGCGAGACTCCCACTTATCCCAGTCATGTGAGTACGCTACTTGAAGGACACTACCTACGTTGTCCTCAATCATATCATCCCAAGACTTACCGCAGTGCTTGATCAATTTCTTAGACCAAGTATCTCCGACGATAGTATTAAGGAAGTCTTCGCGAGATGTCTTGAAGTAAGCATCAAGTAGATTAGAAGGTGTACTAAAGGTTAGTGCTGTCTTGTGGATGATGTTATGAATAAGCTGTGCCCATTCATAAATCTCTACGGGGTTGGTAATCCCTCTCATGCTGCGTGACTCAACACTACCAAACTTAGCGATAGCATTAAGATTAAGTGCAGCGTACCGCACTTGATCTCCTGCAAGGTGACGAACGAAGGGAGTGCTTGACTTAAGGTCACGATCAACGTACTTAAGAAGACCCTCGGTATCTTTGAGACGGAAGCAAAAGAGATTGCTCACTCTATTTTCACCGCAAAAATCTACCAGCAAATTTTCTATGAGCCAGAAGGATGTGATACCAGTCCACACACCAGACAAAGACATATTACTTACGTTAACATGTACGTGTACTGATGTACGTGGACTATTGTGGATCACTTCAGCCTTGTTAATCACATCACATAGTGTGGTCAATGAAGACTGAAGTGGTTGATCAAGCTTCTGTGCACCATTGGTGACATACTCACGTCCAATAAATCGTAGTGAGTTGTCAGCTTTAGACGTCCACATTGCTGAGACATCTCGTGGTACATTAGGTAACCTGTCCTTTGCTTCAACTTCGATCTCGATCCCAACATCACCGATGACTGGTTCAGTCCAACCTAGTGCTTCATGTACTTTCATGAGCTTAATCCTTATACGAAATCATGTTAGAGTACCACTCCATTCTTCTCCAAGATGCGTTCAAAGAACGACGTCTCTTTGCTAAGGATAAGGTTGAACTTCTCCTCATCCCTATCATACAAAGCAATCAACCGCTCCTTGTACATCAAGCCGATAGCATTGCCTGCCAGCTTACGGTAGCAGAAGTTACGATTAAAGGCTGAACCTACACACACTCCGTTAAGGTCCTCCGCTTCATCATGCATAACAGCCTTAAGACAGGCACCTTGCTTAGGGTACTTGTCCATCAACATGTTCCTGAATTGTTCAGTGGTGATGTAGTTAAAAACAAGACCACGAGGTTCATTGCTGATGATAGTATCGATGTTAAGTCCTTGCTTCTGTTTACGATCAGGGATACGTGACAGGTAGTAACATGTGTTGTTATAGTTCATGTACCCTAGGACTGGTGACTTGCAATCAAAGTCCTTGTCTCGCACGTCAATAGACGTACTGTTACGCATACCCTTACCAAGTTCGTAACCATGTACGATGTGGAAGTCAACATCATCATCACGGTCACGAGTCTTAATATAGTACCACTTCTTACCGAACATGCACACTGAGTTGTTAAGACGCATGTGCACATCATCTCTTGTCAAATACTCCGGCATATTATAGCTCCCTTATTTCATTGCGTTCGTGTATGAGGGGATGGCTCCCTTAAACTTCCTGTTGAAGAAAGCAAAGTCACTATCTGCGGTATGTGCAGCACCACAACTACCCATGTGAATAGTGTTACCCTCCAACGTCTGCTCCGTTACAAATTGCAACGAGTCAAACAACCACGGCCACAACTTAGGATAACTCAACCATGCGTTGCTAAGGGTACGGTACTCAACACCGTACTGCTTAGGACGGAAACAACCAGGTTTGCCGTACATACTACGACGCTTCTGGTCTTTATCCCATAGGTACTCAAAGCTACGGAAGTAACTATCGATCTGCTTAGTTAATGTAATGCAATCACTGATGTGTTCAACATCCTTAATGTCTGCGCTGTTATCAGCGATGAACCCTACGTGAAGATGACCACCAGCAGTACGTATAGGTAGTTTGTTATTTGGTTTGACGTTAACCCTACCCAAGTTCCATGCGTCGAAGTCAGGATCACAACCAAGTTCCTTGCACGAGTTAGGTACAAGGTCTTTGAAGTACGTCTCATCATACTTAACAGTGCTTGAATAGTTGAAGCGAATGTGTTCAGGAACCATCGCACGTATCTCAGCAAGTACACTGTTGATGTTGTAAACAAACTCCTCAGCACTGTTAGCTGGATTGATGTTGAACTCAGCAGCAGTACCATCAAGCTGCACTGCACCATCCTTCAACTTGAATGGTTCCCTCTTAGTACCTGGGATGATACCATGAGCAGAGATATTCATCTTCGCCTTGGTATCATACAGGAAGAACTCAGGGTCCGCACCAATAGGAACGATAGCCTTCTGTTCGAGTCCATTAACTAATGACATGTTGGTTTCTCCATTGCACTCTGTTGATCCTGCATGTTGGGATCAACTTCCTTCTCTTTCTCTTCTAGTACCTTATCCTTAACAAACCCAGGCAACGTATAGATACCACCAGGGTATGTCTTATTAAGAGCACCAACCTTGAAGTTCTCCTTAACAAAGTCAAGATTAATGCAATCATCACACAAGTATGCATCCCTACTGAGCCAGTGCACTGTGTCCTCAGGACCACACTTACTCATGCAGTTAGTACAACCTACTGCAAGACGAGGACGAACGACACGTACAGGTACAACCATGTGCTCATACCCTTTGTAGTACAGGTGATCCTTAGGATGCTTGGCTTGACCATCATCAATCCAAGGTATCTCATCCTCAACCTTAGGTTTGAACGTACGCTTAGTGTACTGCTTTTCTTCAGGCTTAGAATACATGGTGCTCCACCACTTATCATCGGCAGGTTTGTACGGAACCATTGCTGGTGCCACGTACTTCGGCTTAACATCAGGGATGTTGACACATGCGTTGTCACCTAGTTCAATGACAACGTGGACATCATCCTTCAACATGTACGGAGCACAGAAGTCAGTAGGATTTTCACGTTCAGCCAACAGGTTAAGCATACCCTTCTCTGATGCCCAGTATGTAGTGGTCTTATCCTTATCGTACATAAGGTACAATGGACGACGTGAATTACGTAGCAAATTCAAGGTGTTAGCCTGCTTGTCCACCCATACAAAAGCATACGCACTGTTGTAACCACACTTGTTCAACGCCAGTTGCAACGTGCTTGAAGACAACTCACGGAAGAACATCTCACTGTCTGTGATACCTATCTTACGTGCTTCATCAGCAAGAGTTCCAACCAACGTACCATTGTGAACACCAACAATATCACCATGTTCAAATGGATGTGCGTTGTCAACAGTCACATCACCAATGGTAGCAGACCGACAATGACCAACGATAGCTGTTGGTATGTTGATCTCTTTGAAGGGTAGTGCTGCCTCCTTAGTAAGAAGAAAGTACCCTGCTGGATACGTTTCCTTAGCAACCAAGGCACGGTACGTGTTGCGTAACTTGCGAGTGTTACCTTCACGACCGGCAACAATTATACCAGTACTATCGGTACCACGTAGCTGAGACATGACACCAAGTTGAAAGGTGTTAAGTATCTCTTGCTTAGACAACACACTAGTGGTGACGCCCCATAATCCACACATTACACAGCTACCCTTCCTTTGCGTTGTGCCTTGGTTGCTTCAACTTCAAGAGCCTGCTCCTTAGACAAGGCATACTGATCGAGCAGACTAAGGAAGTACTCTTGGTTATCCTTGTTGCCCTTAACTGGGTACTCAGGATGAGGTTGGTAACACAGGCAATTAGTCTGCCAGTAGTACGCTGCTTCGACATCATCCCACTGTTCCTTACGAGTGATTTGATTGTATCGTGTCTCATCCTCATCAGTGTACTTGCACATTGCGATCTGAGCACACGCTAGAACCTGTGCGTCATCACTAACACGCATCATCTGATGATGAGTGGATGTTACTTGGAACGTGGTCGCCTCATTCATGACACGCACCTCATGCAATCCGTTGATCGCATGGTTGGTAACGTGCTGGTACAGGCGACCACCACTCATGACGTTAAGGAACTGAGCACCACGACAGATACCAACCTTAGGTTTCTGCGGTGACAACAGCTTAAACAATTTAACTTCTTCACGATCACGAATAAAGTTGTTGCTCGTTTCCTTCCGTTGCTTCTCCCCGTACAGGAAGGGAGTAACATCCTCACCACCAGTGAAGACAACGAAGTGTGCATCATGATGGTCAGTAGTGTGATCAAATCCATTTGCACTAAGGAAACGAATGATCGTATCATCTTGTTGTGTGGTTGAGAACTTAACCGGCATTAGTTTGATCCTCCACTTTCTTCATGGGTAATTTCCACACATCAGGCATGGACTTAAGGTTGGTAATGAACGACTCGATAGAGCACAGTCCCTTACCACCATAGTTTTCTTCTTCCATGGCTGCTGCTGCCTTGCTGAACATACGCTTGTCAACCATCCCCTGCTTCGACACCTCTTTGAACAATGGTGCATAGGCAGTTTGAATCTTATCACCTCTGTTGTTGTACCGTCTAACCTCCTGCTTCTCATCCTTGTACCAGATAAAGTTTAACGGCAGCGTCTTGTTGTTCTTCAAGTAATTAACACCAGCCAAGATAGGCGTTGCGTTCTTCAACCTTTCAAGGCTTACGTTGGAGGAGGACAACGGATCAAACGGATAGTGTGCACTGTCCTGCCGAGTAAAGATGTAACCGTTCTTCATCAATAAGAACGCACTCCAATACATAGCAGCATACCGAGGTAACTTAGCTTCGACTAGTGCATGGAACAACTCACATGAGTTGAGACTCTCCAAGGGAACACGGGTTGCGATGATGAAGTTGAACAACAGATCGTGAGGTACGTCAAGGTTGTTCAGTTTCCATGCCCGCATGATACCATCCCTATCACGGATGATGGTAACGTGCTTGGCTATCTCCCTCCAAGGGGACCAGTTAGAGGAGAAAAGGAAATTCCAATACGCATCAGCAGCCTCCTGCTTGAGAGAAGGATGCTTCCACAAAGAAAGGTACAACACATCAGGGTTAACCAACAAGTTATCGTACTTGTGAATCTCAGCCGAGCATATCATACCAAAGGCACCACAGCGTGATGCCTTCTTATCCTTAGTGTTCTCAGAGTAACATGCAAGCACTGATGTGATCTTGCTTCGGTTGGTATACAACCTACCAAAGAAGTCAATGATCTCATCAACAGTCTTTACATTACATAATTCCATATCGGATTCCTCATAATCCTCATCGTAACCATAGTCATCATCATCTTCGTAGTCATCATCTTCATTAGACATCGTAAATCCTATACACGTTAAAGGTTCCGTCAGCAGGTGTAATGCACAGCATGTACCTATGGTTTGGACGCATAGGTATACCACCATTAAAGTAGTGTGCTGGATAAAACGTATGGTTTTGCACACTCCACCTGCTAACGAATACTGGTTTAAACTTACTTGGCCTTAGCTCTCCATTCAAGGTAGTCACCTCCCTTAATAACATGTGCTTGCCATGTGTATGCGTGCACTACATCACCACCCTTATCGTGGTACATAGCAGTGCGTTCATACCAATTGTCCTTACCCTCACCGACGTACCCCTCAAGAGCATCCAAATCTTTGAGGGTGTACGGGCACACCACATCGTACACTTCAAGCACCACCGAGTCATCAGTGTTACCAGTGTACATGATGGTAGGAATGAACGATCCCAAGGTGAACATAGCCCACCCTGGTACACGCAGTGTGTCAACGTGCTTACTATCACCAAGACACACGTGATTGTTCATACCCTTACGCAGTGTGCCGTATACTCCGATCTTCATGTCACTTATCCCAGAAAATTATCTTAGTTTCTTGATGCACACTTATTTGCATAGGATATGTATACGAATAGGTGTACTCATACTGTTTGTCCTTAAGAAGACGAGGATGAACGCCCTCAATGTACTCCTTTATCTCCTGCATAGAACTAAAGGTGCGCGTAGAATAAAGACCTGCTTCGTCTTCCTTCCATTTAATGTTTCGGCAGTGGATGTAAAGAGTGTACGGTTCTTTCATTGACGTACCCTCCCGGTTACTTGAGCACCGTCAACATGATCTTCTTAGCGAGTGCAATCTTAGGATCAACCAACCCGATCCACATGTACACATCGGTGAGCATGAGCAGTGCAATCAACGTAAAGATAGCACTGAACAAACCTGTGATACCTGCAATAAAGTAATAGGAACCACTGTCATCACAGTAACGGCGTTCCTTTTTAGTGATTGCTTCTTCCTCCATCCCCTTAGCAAGACAATAGCTTGCACATTTGTAGGTGACAACAGAAAGAATAGCAAACATCACCATAGTGATGATGCTTTGGACACAGTCCATCTTAGTCATAGTGAGGGCGAGGTTGATTGCATCACCACTGTTGGATGCTACCAATTCGTTGAGCTTGTCAACGATAGTACTCAAAGACTTATCAAGTTCAATCATCGTGTGTTCCTTTACTTACATTTGCACGGGCATTTAGTTGCGATAGTATTGTTCTCAATCACCTTCATCATACCAATAAGAAAGGTACACGTGGTGACGAGGACAAAGAAGATGACAAAGAAACTTTTCACCTTATCTCTCCTCTTACTTCTTCCAGAACATAAGACGATTGACCCAACCATGCACTCGTTCAACACGCAGTTCTTCCTTGGTCAGGCACACCTTGGTCTTGGCGTAATCACCAAGCACGATGTAAGAGTAAGCACCCTTAGCCTGACCGTTGTCGAGACAGTACGTAATGATGTGAGCGTATGCCGGGATGACAATCTGCTCAGAGACAGTGCGTGTGTTGACGATAGTGGCAGTCACGTCACCGTTACCCAAGGGTACACGATCGCCGATCTGCAACTCGCCGACTGGGATTTCACGTGAGGGTACGCTATGACCCTTCGGCTTGTTGTCCTTGTTCTTGTCGTTGTTCTTGTCGTTGTTCTTGTCGTTGTTGTCATTCTTCTGGTGCTTGTCGTTCTTGTTGTTCTTAGACATGGTAGTATTCTCCATCTTCATGTTGGGTTAAGTTAGCCTACCGTAGTAAGCACAAGGCGGGACATGTCAATAGTTTCCTTCAGTTCGAGCATACGACGCTCGATAAAGGTAATTGCTTTCTTGTCCTTGAGGTTGTGCAGGTACGGGTTAAGCAACGCGATCTCGTGTTGCGCCCATGCAATGTCACACTCAAGGTCTTTGCGTACTTTAGTTGCGATGCGTTCAAGCATGTTAGGCGTGCTCCAATATCAAGGCAATGGCTTCGCTTCTTGACTGTATCATAGTATGACCAATGTCACTGTCATGGTACTCAGTGCACCACTCATCAGTATCAAAGTCATAGTACAAGTAGCCAGTAGGGTACTTGCTTCCTTTGATGTAGAGGAGGTGTCCCCGATCATACTTGACCAGCGTATAGTTCACAGTCTTGGACATGCTAGTCTCCTTCCATACGTGCACGTGCCGCACTTGAGTTGAAGTTACTTGCCTTTGGCCAGACTGGCTTAAGCCAATCGACACTAAGCAAATCGTTCACGCTTGCTAGGTTGGAAGTAGCAAGAGTAAAGTTTCCACAAGAAACGATAGCTGCGCTATCTTCCGTTGCACCATGAGTAGATGCCGGAGACAAGCCTTGCGGGCTTGATGTCTTGATCGATCCATCGTCCTTCCTTGCGAGCACGTTGGATTGTGACTCGCTTAGTTGAGGCAACGCTAGTGCGGTAGTCTTGCTGGATAGAGGCAAGCTTAACCCAACCTCCGGTTGCGTTAGGTGTTCCATAGGTAGTGCCCTTCTCAAAAATAACCTTACGCTTAGACATGGTAATAACTTTTCAATCAATTCACAAACAAGTATTGGGCACGGTGACACAATGCCACCGCACCTTACTTATTCCCTTAGCCTTTAGTTCAAGGCAGCGATAGCTTCGCTTGCCTTACCTTTAGGAGCAGCATACGCGCCGCTTTCGATGCCTTCAATCAACTTAGTAAGAGCATCCAACCCGTTAAGGTTGTGTTGCTTGCCGTTCTTTTTAGCCTGTTCAAAGTCAGCATTGAGTGCTTTCTTCTGTGCAGACTTGAGCAAGGCGATAAGGTTAATGACCTGGAACGGATCATCTGCCTTAGTGTATTCATCATAGGTAGGAACAGAAAGCAATTTGCCTTCAAGGTTAACGCCTTCCGCTTCGCATACCTTAAGCATCTTCTCAAGTTTAACACTCGAAAACTTGAACGCCTTAGCCTTCGCATCCCATACAACGGGTGCAAATTCGCGAAGCCATACGGCTACAGCATTCTTATGCACTGCCTTAGCAGTCATTTCCACAAGGTCATTAACGACGTTAATGCCGTCGCTCCCGTGTTCTTCAACGTGCAACGCTGCACTCACGCACAACGATGCAATGTCATTTTGCATACCTTTGATGGAAGCCTTAACAGACCTCATCTTTGCCAGCAATTCCTTACCCTTATAGACTTTAACCGACATGTGACTAGTCTCCCTAAAAAAGCACACAGGACAATCCAATGTGCTTATATATGGAGACACAGCTGACTTGCATAACTACGGGTTAACAACTAGGCACAATTAACCCTGATTATGGGATTGACCCGTTGCCCATAGCTACAGCATTGCCTGCAACTGTGTCACATTGCCACAATTAAGCCTTTTGCAAGGACCCCGCATAGGACGGGTTAGACATGGTTCGCCCTAGATCGCAACACAAGTGTTGCCTCTGCCGTGGCTTCAACCGGGGTATCCCCTATCGGGACCGGCCTTCGACTAGTTTAGTGTCCCACATAACCCTTAACAAAAGGTTAAGGTGGGGAATTTACTTCAAAGACCATCTGCGACAATGCGCCGCACCTTTAGCCTTTAACTCTTTGTTAGACGGTACACGGGTAGACATGGCGTTAGGTACATACACAGTGTGTGTATGCGACTTTACTGCGATGGCATCCCGCGACACGTCAACACTGCGATATCCACCTACCCACGGGCACAACTTAGACTTAGCGCCGATAGGCGTCTTGCCCATGCGACGCGCTTGGCGTGATTTGGTTGTCGTGCTCATAGGTGAGCCCTCCAATCGTTTCGATAGACCCACAATGAACCCCAAAAGTTAAGGGTAAGTTAAAATGTAATCACAGGACGATCACAGGTTATCACGGAGTCGTGAACAAGGTTAAAATTCATTAACGATTTCAATGGGTTGTAGTTGGTAGTACAAATGCAACTAGAGGTTGTGTTAACATGCGGTATCATTTTACCACACTGGGTGTTGCATAAATGTCACACAGGTTATGCTCGGGCTGGCTATACAACCGGCGGCACAGGTGTTGATGCAACCTGGATGCTGCGGTGCAACATGAGGTCTATACAACTATGCTGCGGTGCACAATAGGTGTGGGTACAACCTAGAACGATTCCAGGTGGTAGGTGCAACACCAAAGGTTAACAGGAGGTTAAGGGGGGGTGGGGGCGGGGCTGCGCTGAGGGAATTACCCCCGTAAAATCGCTAGCAGAAATTCAGAAACTCCCAGGGTAAAACAGATTAAAATCGACGTATGCTCACGTTCCAGAAACCCTAATGTTATCAATAACTTACGTCATTATTTCGTATATTTTAAAAATGAAATCCCTTTAAAAACGCACTTTTCATTCTGTTGAGGGTAAAACTGGCAGGGAAAGTGCTTGTCAAGTACTATTTTACACTATTTACAAAATAAATAATCCTTATATATCAAGGACTTATAAAATAGTTTCATTTACCCCCTTGACTTTTGTCTCAAAATATGTTATAATAGTAATCTCTTACGATGAGATAAGGGATACACCACAAGAGAGTAGTGACCTCTAAGGGTGGAATGGTACGGACTAACTACCCGATATCGACTCTTGGTTTACTCATCGATGAGGCAAGTGGCTCCAAAGGTAATAACGACTAACTGGAAAGCGGAAGACCAAGTAACTTAAGATATAACATATATTACCTTTGGTGAACTTGCTTCTTCCAGTGTTTTACTCACACTGTAACATTAAAGAGAACTAACATAGGTATACACGATGAAACGAGGCAGACCGCCTAAGGTTCGACAGGGACCTATTGAATTGACCGATGACCTAAGGGAACTAGCGTACGCATGTGAAGCATCCCTAGAGAAGTTCATTAATACAATCCACCCTAACAGGCTCCTAGGTCACGTACACAAGGACTTGATATGGTGGTGGAACCGTAATGATGCTCTGTCCCATCAGCTAGTACTACTCCCTCGAGACCATCAGAAGTCTGCCCTTATGGCATATCGTGTAGCCTGGGAGTTGACTAAGAACCCAGCCTTACGTATCCTGTACATCTCTTCTACTTCTAACCTTGCAGTTAAGCAGCTTAAGTTCATCAAAGACATCCTTGAGAATGATCGTTACAGGGAACTGTGGCCTGAGATGATCAACTCTGATGAGTCTAAGCGAGAGAAGTGGACTGAGGGAGAAATCTCTGTAGACCACCCTAGACGTAAGGAAGAGAACATTCGAGACCCTAGTATCTTTACTGCTGGTCTCACCACAGGCATTACTGGTCTCCACTGTGACATAGCTGTCCTAGACGACGTGGTGGTAGACAACAATGCTTACAACTCTGAAGGTCGTATCACTGCTCGTAACCAAGCATCATACCTAGCTTCTATCGCAGGTACTGACTCTCGGACCTGGGTATGCGGTACTCGGTACCACCCTCAAGACTTGTACAACGACTTCATTGAGATGACGTACGACGACTACGATGAAGACGGTAACGTAACCAATAGCTACTCCCTGTATGAGGTGTACGAACGTCAAGTCGAGGATAAGGGAGATGGCACTGGAGTCTTCTTATGGCCACGTACACTAGCCCCTAATGGTAAGTGGTTCGGCTTTAACAGAGACATCCTCGCAAAGAAAAAGGCACAGTACTTCGACAAGAATAGGTTTAGAGCACAGTACTATAATAGACCTAATGACGAAGAAAGTGCTACTATCAAGAAGACCATGTTCCAGTACTATGATAGAGCCCACCTTCAACGTAACGGTGGTAAGTGGTCTTACTCAGGAAGCAACCTTAATGTCTTTGCTGCTATCGACTTTGCATACAGCTTAAGGTACGAAGCAGACAGCTCAGCTATTGTCGTAGTAGGAGTTGATCAAAAGAATAACTTCTACATCCTAGACATAGAGCGGTTCAAGACTAAGGACATCTCAGAATACTTCAATCGCATCTTACGTATGCACACTAAGTGGAACTTCCGTAAGATACGTTGTGAGGTAACGGTAGCTCAAGAGGTTATCGTAGAGGACTTGAAGAACAACTACATACGGGTACACGGACTAGCCCTCACAGTAGAGAAGCACAGACCGACTACTAAGAAGGAGGAACGCATTGAAGCAACCCTCCAACCTAAGTACAGTAACGGTCAGATGTGGCACTTCCTCGGAGGTAACACAGAGTTACTAGAGGAAGAGTTAGTCAACACGTACCCTCCTCACGATGACATCAAAGATGCACTGAGTTCTTGTATTGAGATTGCAGTACCTCCTTCCTTCATGGGACTAGGTAATGTCCAGACTCAGAAACGAGAACGAGAAGTGTTTTACAACAAAAGATTTGGCGGGGTCTCTTAACACATGAGCGGTAAAGTTCTTAACATCGAGTCGTTACTCGAACCAGATCAGCTAGCATGTCGCATTGCGGAGAAGTACCAGGAATGGGAAACACTTCGCAATGTTCGCATTAGTGAGTGGCAAGAAGTTCTTGAGTACGTATTCGCTAACGATACAACCAAGACAACGAACTCAAAGCTTCCGTGGTCTAACAAGACTACGATCCCTAAGCTGTGTCAGATACGAGATAACCTCCATTCAAACTACATGGCTGCTATGTTTCCTAAGCAGAAGTGGTTGACGTGGAAGGGTCTCTCTGAAGACGACAACTCACTTGAGAAGCAAGAAGCTATTGAGCAATACATGGGATGGGTAGTAGATCGTAACAGATACTACGACACCATCTCTCGTCTTGTGTATGACTACATTGACTACGGTAACGTATTCGTCATGCCGCAATGGGAAGACGACACTAACATCGTTACCGACTCGAATAAGAACATGAAGGAACAGGTAGGCTACGTAGGTCCCGCTCCACTTCGTATCAGCCCACTTGACATTGTCTTCAATCCTACGTGCAACACGTTTGAAGATACTCCTAAGATCGTACGCACTATCACATCACTCGGTGAGATCAAAGCACTCTTGGAACAGACAAGCACCAACGAAGGTGAAGTCCAAGCAGCTCAAGAGTTGTACTCGTACCTCAAGAACCTTCGCGCTAAAGCAGCCGTTGGTGTAACAAAGAATGCAAGCTCACGAGTCAAGGACAGAGTGTACAACATCTCTGGCTTCTCTTCATTCAGTGAATATCTTTTGTCTGGAGATGTAGAACTCCTTACGTTCTATGGTGATTGGTACGACGAAGAAACAGACACCCTGTACAAGAACCGGGTAATCAAAATCGTAGACGGACACAAGATCGTATACAACGAACCTAACGTGTCGTCATTCGGTACCCCCACAATCTATCACGTAGGTTGGCGTCTCCGTCCTGACAGCCTCTGGGCAGCAGGTCCGCTAGAGAACCTTGTCGGTATGCAGTACCGTATCGACCATCTCGAGAACATGAAGGCTGACTGCTTCGACCTCATCGCATATCCCCCACTTAAGATCAAGGGATACGTTGAGGATTTCGATTGGGCTCCTATGGAACGTATCTACGTCGGTGACGACGGTGATGTCCAGATGATCTCTCCTAACGTCGAAGCACTCAAAGCTGACACACAGATTGCCATTCTCGAACAGAAGATGGAAGAGATGGCAGGCTCACCTAAGGAAGCTATGGGCTTCCGTACTCCTGGTGAGAAGACTAAGTATGAAGTCCAGAGCATGGAGAACGCCGCCTCTCGCGTATTCCAGAATAAGATTTCGTACTTCGAACGTATGCTTGTAGAAAATCTCTTGAATGCAATGCTTGACCTTGCACGTCGTAACATGACCGAGACAACTATTCGAGTGTTCGACGAAGAGTACAAGATCGATACGTTTAAGAACCTTTCTAAGAACGACATTACTGGTAATGGTCGGATACGTCCTATGGCTGCTCGTCATTTTGCTGAGCAGGCTAATCGTATTCAGAACATCACTGGCTTCTTTGGTAGTGCAGTAGGACAAGACCCATCTATCCGCCAGCACTTCTCAAGTGTTAAAATTGCACAGCTCTTCGAGTCGTTGCTTGAAGTGGAGGACTTTAACTTGATGTCTCCATATATCGCACTGACGGAACAGGCTGATGCTCAGCGCCTCGCTAATGTTCAAGAGGAACAAGTTGTCCTCGAAAGCAATACTAGCTCAGGCTTGAATGGAGACTTCGACCGTGAAATCCTTCAGCAAGACCCCAACGCAATCCCAGCAGGTGGGTAAGCGACCTCAAGCACAATGGGTCGCTCACCTACGTACAGAGGAAGAGCGTAGTGCCTTCCTCAAACACTTAGGTCTCATGACCGGAGACATAGTTCTCAAACGACTTAAAGACATACTAAGACAAAGACTTGACCAGGCTACGAATGAAAAGGAACCGTACGACTCTCCAGCTTGGGCATACAAGCAAGCAGACATTAATGGAAGACGTTCGGAACTTAAGACAATTCTAGACCTACTTGACACAATTTAAAAGGAACATTGACCCATGGCTACCAACGACGAAAGCATCTTCAAAGAAACCGAAAGCAAGACGACAACTGAAGAAGTCGATCTGATCGGTGAAGGTAAGAAGTACAAAGATATTGCAACAGCCAACAAGGCTTTGAAGGACAAGGATGCTTTCATTGAGTCCCTCAAACGCGAAGCGCACGAAGCACGACAAGAAGCTAAGACGCGCATGTCGCTAGAAGATTTCTGGCAGAAGACCCAGGACGCTAAGAAGTCAACCGACTCTTCTACAAGTAACAACGATGCACCCATCGGTGATGAACGAGAAGAAGTAGAAAACAAAGGCGCTCCCGTAGATATCAGCGCACTCGTACGTGAGGCACTCTCTCGGGAACTCACTAAGAATAAGCAAGCACAGAACATTGAAGAAGCCCGCGCAGAACTTAAGAAGGTTTGGGGTGACAACTATGTTACTGTCTTGAAGCAGAAACAGGAAGCCCTCGGTCTTGGTACTGAGTTCGTAGACAGTATTGCAGCACGTTCTCCCACCGCTTTTCTTGCGTTAGTTGGAGCAACGTCAACTCAGGATGGTCACACACTGAACTCTAATACACAACTCCCTCAGGGTGCCCCTTCGCGTATGACGTTTAGCTCTCAGGCTGCTGAGTCTATCAGTGGTCATAAGACACAGGCGTATTACGACAAGCTCCGTACGGAAGATACTAAGCAGTACTTCTCTAAGGAAGTTCAGCTTCAGCGTCACAAGGACGCTCTTGCTCTTGGTGAAAGATTCTTCAATAAGTAATCTTCAACTCGTAACATAATGAAAGGGAACATATAAATGTTCGCTACTAACACAACCGATCACGTCATTCGTTCAAACCTTTGGACGACGGACATGAAAGAAATCTTCGAAGCCGAATTGATGGGTATGCAGTTCGTTGAACTCGTCACCGATTTCCCGGATGGCGATACGATGAACATCGTGTCTCTCGGTCAGGCCGAAGTGTACGACTATGAAGAAGGTCAGGCTGTCCGCTACACTGGCATGGACACTGGTAACTTCACGCTTAGCGTAACGGACTATAAGTCGTCTGCTACGTACGTCACGAACAAGATGAAGCAGGACTCGTTCTTGATGTCCCAGATCATCTCTACGTTTGCTCCGAAGCAGAACCGTGCTATCATGGCTGCTATGGAAAACTCGATCCTTGCTCTGGCTCCGGATGCTCAGACGGCTTCGAACCTCAACAACATCAACGGTGCACCGCATCGCTTTGTTGCTTCGGGTGCGTCGGCTGTTATCGCTCTGGCAGACTTTGCTCGTGCGAAGTACTCGCTCGACAAAGCCTTCGTGCCGCAGACGGGCCGTGTTGCTATCGTAGACCCTTCGGTTGAGTACACGCTCAACACGTTGACCAACCTCGTCTCGGTTCAGAACAACCCGATGTGGGATGGTATCATCACGACTGGTCTTTCGACGGGTATGCGCTTCATCCGTAACATCTACGGTTTTGATGTGTACGTCTCGAACTACCTGAAGAACGGCTATACTGAAACCATCAACGCGGTATCGGTTTCGAACGGTGTTGCCAACCTCTTCTTCTGTGCTGACGCAAGTGCACGTCCGTTTATCGGCGTCATCCGTCAGTCACCGACGGTTGACTCGGACTACAACAAAGACCTCCAGCGTGATGAGTACGTCACGACTGCACGCTACGGCTTCAAGCTGTACCGTCAGGAGTCGGTTGTTGTTATCCTGTCCACCCAGACTGTTTAATAGTTAAGAGAGAGGAAAACACAAATGGCATACTTTAACACGGACGGCCTGTACATCAAGACAGGTCGTGAAGAAGGCGCTCTTGCAGTTGGCGGTACGTATCGTACGGCTGGCCCGCTCCAGTGCACGGAAGTCAAGCTGTCCCTCACGACGGATGCACTCGTTGCTTCGTCTATCGTTGGTTCGGCTGGTGGCCAGCTCGGCACGATCATCCCCGGTGGTGTTCGTATCGAAGCTGTTGAGATCGTCAACGAAGTTGCTGCTACCTCGGGTGGCGCTGCAACTCTCGACATCGGTCTCGTTCGCCTTGACCGTACCACGGCTATCGACATCGACGGTCTCGTCGCTGCTGCTGCCCTGGCTACGTTCAACGCTGCTGGTGAACGCCAGTATCTTACGGCTGGTATTACCGGCGCTGGTGCCCTCGTTGGTACCACGACGGCTAACCCAGGCTACGTCGTAGCTAACTACGTTACGGCCGCCTTCACGGCTGGTAAGATTGCTGTTCGCGTCTACTGGATGCGTCCGCAGACGAACGGCTAATATTGAATAAGGAGATGCCTCGGTGGCTAAACTAATATTGAATGACGTTGTGCCCAGCGATGGGGAAGTTAATAAAGCAGCAACGATAAACAACAATAGTGATGCCATCGAGGCAGCTCTCGAAAAGACTTTGTCTCGTGACGGTACGTCTCCTAATGAGATGGAGGCTCAACTCGACATGAACAGTAACCGGATTGTAAATCTTCCGGCTGCTGTTGGAGACACAGAACCATTACGTAAGAAAGAATTTGACGACAGACTTATCTACCTAGATGATGCTGTTGCAGCTGCTCAAAATTCACAGGCCGCAGCAGAACTTGCTGCTACATCTGCAAGTAACTCAAGTGCGATTCTCTTGCAGTACTCTCAGTGGTTGCCTACTTCCTTAGTCGGTCAAGCAGGTAAGTACATTCGCGTAAACGCAACAGAGACTGCTTATGAGTTCGGTGTCCCAAGTGGTGGTGGCGGTGGACTAGTTGATGCTGACTACGGAGACATCACAGTCTCAGGCACCGGCACAGTTATGACAATCGACGCTGGAGCAGTTAC